AGAGCGTCTGCTGCTGTTGACCCAATGAACGCGGTTATCCCCAGAGCCAGTGAATATTTTGCCCGCAGGCTGTATCAGGGAGCGCTCAAGCCGAGCACCACACTCAAACCGGCCGAGAGGGACGCTCTTATCCAGACAGGCCTTAACGAGCGCATTCCCGTGACAAGAGGCGGATATAGCAAGGCCTCCGGTATAGTCAGAGATCTGGATGATCAGGTGACGGACGTTCTCGAAAAAGCCAAAGGCGAGGGTAAAACCATCGATCCCGGATTTGTTATGGACTACGCCCTGGACACTATCAACAACAAACTTCGTTCCCAAGTCTCTCCCACGAAAGACCTCGACACGGGGATGAAACAGATTCTCGATTTCGAGGACAACTGGGGCAAGCACCCCCTCACTCCGCTTCAGGCGCAGGAGATCAAACAGGGGACGTACCGTAGTCTAGGTAACAAGGCGTACAAACATATGCCTGGCAGTGAACTGAAATCTGCGGAGGTGGAGGCGCAGAAGGCTCTTGCTTCTGGGCTTCGTGAAGGAATCGAGGAAGCCGCCCCTCAGGTAAAACCTCTTAACCTGCGCTCCGGCCGCATCCAGTCTCTGATGACAGAGCTGGAAAGAGGAGTAGGCCGCACGAACAACTGGAACATCCTCTCTATGCCGGGCCTCATTGCTGGAGGAGCTGTTGGTTCTGTGGGCGGACTCGGGCCCTCGATGGTGACCACAGCCCTCACTTCGGCCATGAGAGATCCATGGCTCAAGAGCCAGGCTGCGTTCTGGCTGCACAACCCCCAGAATCTGCTCAATGCGAGAAGACGCGCGTCCACCGCTTACCTCGGCGGAAGAGTCGCTGATATGCCAGGCATGGACCAGACTTCTCGGGAATTCCGTCAGCAGGTTCTGGATGGCCTCCTCGGCGCCATGGCCAGAGGTAACTAGGCGAGAAAGGAAAAATAAAATGCCAATATCCGATTACAGCACAACAGCCGACAACAACACCAGCATCAGCGGTATTAACGTAGCGGAAGGGTGTCTTCCGTCCAATGTTAACAACGCTATCCGTCAGCTGATGGCGGACCTCGCCGCGTATCGCGAGGACGTAACCGCTGATATTGCGGCGGCCGTATCCAGCGCGCAAACTAACTTCGATAAATATTTTCCTTCCGGATGCCGCATGTTCTTCCAGCAGGAGGCCGCGCCCTCCGGATGGAAGAAAATTACTGATTACGATAATTGCGCACTGCGGCTGACTTCCGGAACGCCCGGGAACAGAACAACAGGAAGAACGTTCACGGAGTGCTTTACGGCTGGCAGGGGAACAAATGCTGTCCAAATCAGCATGGGAACATATGACGCAACGTTGAGTGTTGGACAACTTGCCGCACATGGACATTTATATCACTCTCCCGGCACGATGATAGGTTATGGTGGCGGCAGCCCTTATAACGGTGCATCCTGGGGTGAGTACGGCAATGACTATGGATGGGGGACGTCTAACACTGGCTCCAACCAGGGCCATGCTCACGGTACCTGGAATAACGCCCACAGTCATGCGGTCGACCTGAACGTGAACTACGTAGATGTGATTCTCTGCGAGAGGGTATAACCATATGGCCGGATGCCCATTTAAGAATTTTGAGGAGTGCCCAGAGCACTCGAAGAAAGGCGGTTGCGCCCTGTGGATGAGCTACACGGGAAGTAAGGATAACGTCCAGTCGTCCTTTGAGGGGTGCGCTTTCACGCTCACGCCGATGCTTCTTCTGGAACAGGCGAACGTCACGGGGATGCTGGCCGGTGAGATGTCGAAGGTTGGGGCGGAAGTGAGTGCCGCCCGCTGTGAGAACATAGCGGAAGGGAAGGCTCTTCGGCAGCAGTTTGTCTCCTTGGCGAACGGGCACAGGGTACTCATTGAGGCGGATCATTCCGGCACAATGAAAGGAATTAAGGAGTAGGGGGTCAGACATGGAAAAAGACGTCACTGTGGTTCCTGCCGATAATATCATTATCGTAAACCGGGAACTTCTTCACTTCGATTTTTCTCCGATTGAAGGACACAAAAGCATGCACGCCCTCCAGTGGCACGACGGGAAAGGTGCCATTGAGTACGAGGACGTGGCGAAAAGGCTTGAGCTGACGAAAGAGAACTATGCCGGGCACGTCCAGCCCTATGTCACGCTCTGGCAGACGGAAAAGGCGAGAAGGGAGGCTGAAAAAGCCGAACAGGAAGCCGAGTACAACAAACTTGAAAACGTAAAGGCCCGTAAGCTGGCTGAGCTCAACCGCGCCATGGAAGAGGCCAAGGTGTCTTCCTCTGTCAGTATCCAGTCTTCCGTTGGCTACACAGTCAACGCGAACACCACGGCTAAACAGAATGTAGACGGCCTGATTACGGCAATGACCGCCACCGGAAGAGATACAGTCAGTTTCATGACTTTTGATAATCAGCTGATCAATATGACGCTTGAACAGCTGAAAACAATCCAGCTGGAGCTCATCAGCTACGGCAACAACCTGTACGCCCGAAAATGGAGCCTCCGGGGTCAAATCGAGGCTTGTAAGACGAAGCAGGAGGTGGATGCTATTGTCATCGACTACTCAGATGTTACGGCATAACCTTCATCAGCTGGCTATTGCGCTTGACCAACTGGGAAATGTCTTCGTGTCATGCTGTTTCTGTGAGAAGGCGTGGGCCGATGAAACCCTGTCCGCCCATGCGTGGCGCTGGCATGTGGACGGTGCCCGAGAGTGGCCACGCAGAATGATTGACGGGCTCCTCTTCTGGCAGAGCGAGCATTGCCGGAAAGCGTATGAGAGCGAAAAGAGCCGGGCACAATTACCGGAGGAAGAAAGATGAGTGTATCCGACTGGTCGGCAACAGCCGACGAAAACACGTCCATTGATGGGATTAACATCGCCGAGCATTGCCCGGCCAAAAACATTAACAACGCTATCCGGTCAGTGATGGCCGCGCTTAAAACCAAGTGTGACGCCCTCGACGACACAGATAACACATTGCGGCGTGGAGCGGTTATCGGTGAGGTTCGCTGGTTCGCTATGTCCACGCCTCCGACGGGATGGCTGGTATGCAATGGCGCTGCCGTGGGCACATCTGATTACGTCGCTCTATTCGCCGCAATTGGGAAGACTTTTACGCCACGATACCTTGATGAGAGCCTCAAAATCGAAGATCCGCGATATAGCGATCCAGACATATTCTTATTGCCCAACTTGATTGGCAAGGTCCCGTGGGGATCTACGTCTGTAGGCACAGCCATTGACGCAGGGTTACCTGACGCAACGGGAAGCTTCGATGCAGGCAATAATGTATGTCTCAATGGCAATGTCACTGATACGCCGGTAGTTTTTACTAGAGAAACTGGCTGTTTTTCTGTAGATGGTTCTGGAGAGAGGGCAATGGTCCCCCAATACGCTGTTAACACTCATGTTGACAATAGAAGAATCTCATTTAGAGCAAGTAAGTCAAATGGTATTTATGGCAATTCTACTACCGTTCAGCCCCCCGCTCTCTGCCTTCTTCCCTGCATCCGCTACGAATAGGAGGCCTTAAATGAAAGCATACATGTATTCGACAACTACGAATGAGTACCTTGAGCCGGTGCCCTGTTTTCCAGACCCCGTGAGGTCACGGAAGGAAGGGAGTGAGATTTACCTTCTCCCGGCTAACGCCACTTTTACGGCACCTCCGGCAAAACGCACCGGGTACACTGCTGTTTGGAACGGGTCGGGGTGGATTGAGACAGAAGACCACCGGGGTATTCAGTATTGGCCGAAAGGAGCTACGTTCAACAGCGCGTCCATGGAGATGAAGGAGCTGGGGCCGCTTCCTGACGGCGCATCGCTGACGCGCCCGGAGCAGACAGCAGAAGAGACAGCCGCGGAAGAAGCACGGCGCAAACAGGCAGAGACTGAGGCGGCCAGAGTGCCCGACCTCGAGGCCGCTGTGGCTGAGCTGGGCATGACTTACTCCTCCGACAAAGAAGAATCGGACGCGGCTGCCCTTGACCTCGCCGCCTACGCGGCTGAACTTGAACAGCGTATTGCCAAACTGGAGGCGAAAAATGGCTAAGATTTACTACAGAATGATCAAGACCGGACGCATGACCATTGACGAGGTTCCCTCCCGCTGGAGAGCGGCCGTGCAGGCAATGCTTGACGCTGACGAATAAAAAAAGGCCCCGAAAGATAGTTCCTTTCGGGGCCCATGCGGCGGCTTTTTCCGGTCTGCACCAGAGTTATGGTGCAGAAATTACTATAAGTTGTTGAATTTATTTAAAAGACAATCTCCATTTACGGGAGCTGACTTTTCGCCTCTTTTTTAGTGTTTTCAGCCATTTAGGCCAAAAATCTGCACCATCCCGCACCAAATCAGCTCGGAAGCTCGGGAATGTCCTGCGCCGCCTTCTCCTGCGCTCCTGCCACGGCATGAGTGTAGAAAGCGCCGGTCGTGGTGACGTCCTTATGTCCGAGCTGGGCGGCTACTGCCGCGATATCGGCTCCGGCTTCCAGCATCAGGGAAGCCGCCATATGCCGGACAGTGTAAAGCGGGCAGTCCGTGATACCGGCTCTCCGCCTGAGGCAGTCCCAGGAGCTGTTGATCTGTGTGTATCTGCCTCCCCTGGGGGCCGGGCACACGGGATCTCCTGCATCCTTCCCCTCTGCCCTGACTCTGGCTTCCGTCACCCACCACGCTGGGCAGTACACCGTCTTCTGCCGCTGCGTCTTCGGCATCCAGATGGACGCCTTTCCGTGGGTGAGATCCACATCCTGCCAGCTCAGGCTGATAAGCTCTTTTCCCGGACGCAGGCAGAGCGCAAGGCAGGTCCTGACAGCCCACTGCAGGGCAGGGTTGCACAGAGTATATACCCTGCGGAAATCATCGAAGTTCCCGCACCAGTGGGTGCGCTTCTCTTCCGGCAGGTGCCGGTATTTCGCCCACGGCACAGACTCGAGGAAGTCTTCACTGGCACACCAGCGCCACGCGGCGATGAGCTTGCCGGTATAGCGGTTGATAGAGTAGGCAGACAGGTGCCACTCCTTCCGCAGGCGGTCGCGGAAGTGTTCCAGATCCCTGCGGGTCAGTGTGTCCACGTATCTTCCCGCCAGCAACTCATCCATACGTGACAGGATAAGGGCATAGTACTGCTCCGTCTTGCGGGCGTGCTTCGTGCGCGACAGGAACAGAAGAATTGACTCTGACACGGTGAGCCTGCTATTACTTCTTTCGTCATAGCTTTTTTCCTTTTGAAGGGCTTCCGCTTCCTCTCGGGTGCGGAAGCTCTTCTGTTTCCAACTATTGCCTTCTTTGAATTTGCAGACAAAACGGCCGTCTTTACGTTGATAAACGCTCACGGAGTTTCCCTTCCCGGATGAGGGCCGCCGCATCAGACGCACTTATCGTTTTTCTGCGCGAGGGTCTAGTTGTGCTGCTCACCTCAAGCAGGTCATCCATTTTCTTTTCCAGCTCAGCGATAGCCTTCCGGTGACGCTGGATATCAAGCCGTATCTGGCGCAGGGCCGTGAGCTCGTTCAGTTCCGCCATATACCCTCCAGCCTGGGATTTTTATACGGCGAGGCGTGGCAGCACCAGATGCGGCAGGCTTCTTCCTCGTCCGCGGGGTGGTGCTGATACATGGTGCGCGTCACCCGGTCAATAATGCCCTTGGCTTCTTCCCATAGCGGAAGTGCCTTGTTGCGCCATGTTTCCGCAAGCACATATGCGTCTCCGAAGGCATATTCCGCCACGAACCACATAATGCGCCAGCCGCGCAGCTGCTCATCCTTCGGCTCCGTTGTATCGTAGATCGCTCCGTTATCCGCTGCGCCATCGCATGCGGCCTTGATGGCGCGGCTCTCTCCGGCACTCAGCCTCTCAACCTGCAATGTCCCATGGAGCTTTTTTAACAGGGGCCGGAGTTTTTGAAGCGCGGGTGAAGGTTTTCCGCACACGGCGGGGTAATAGTCTATCGCCACCAGCGGGAACGAGATTCCCAGGACGGCATCACGATGTTCAAAAGGTTTTTCCGGATACTGCATTCTTCTCCTCCGCTAACTTTTTGCGCGCTTCGGGGAGGCCAATCCGATATCTGCGGGCATACTTCATGGCCTCTTTGTTTTTCAGATAGTATCTAATGCGTGACGCTTTGATCTGTTCTCTCGTTCTCATTATTTCTATATTACCCTTTTTCTTTGTGAGCTAAAAACATTGAAAATAGCTTCATATATGTATTAATATGTATCTGTCTAAATCTTATGCCTTCATTTTCTATGAATCTTTCAATAGATTCCAACACCGCCTCTATAAATCTTTGCGGTGGCACTCTTTCCCCTACAAAGTCCCATAAACATAATATTGTGTCGTCAAAGATATTATCAAAAAACGCTTCTTTGCCTGCTGTGAAAACTTCCCCGTCGTGGGACATAACACAGAAAAACGGAGCGTCTGCCTTATTTTTATAGATTTTGATGCTGTGGCAAAGTTCCTCAAAACTATCAGGCATACTGTTATTCCTCTTCATACTCTTCACGATGCCCCGAAACGAAATACGCGTTGGCTTTCGCGGCCTGTATGGCCTCGATAACTACCTGTTCGTCTTTATCCGTGAGAATGTTTTCCTTCTGGACGAAATAGAACAGCCCCCAAAGCATCAGCTGCATAATTCTTTCTCGGGTCATCCCTCTGGCGCGCAACTGGCGGTATGTCGTACCTATCATGATCTCGATCATGCCCAGGTAAGGCATTTCTGAGGGAAGTTCTTCTTGGTGGTTATTCAAAAATTCCAGGCAATCATCAAAAGTCATGGCTTACTCCTTCCCCTTCTCTTCGGTGAGCGGCGGCAGGAACTCCTGCATTGGCAGGGCGTAATAGACGTTGTTCAGGAAGTAATGCCACTGCGGAAGCCTGTGATTGCGGCGCTGGCGGATCATGTTCGCGAACACGGCGTAGTTAAAATTCACAATCCGGCGCTGAAGAAAACTTTCCGGGAGCAACTCTTTTTTCGCTTCAATCGTGTACCCGGGGGTGCATGTGCGCGCATTGAGCAAAGCAAGGAGGACAAAAGGCAGCCCACCCTCAAAATCTTCCTGCGCAAGGGGCCGCTTCCCCAACGTGTGCATCGTGCTCTCTGACAACGCCACGGTGCCGACTTTGTATGTGTCGAACTCCGCCCACCAGAACCGCGGGGCGGTAACGTCCGCCCAAATCTGAATCATGCGCAGGAACTTGTCTTCCCCGTTCCCACGCTGAGCACATTTTGCACAGATTTTAGTTAGACGGGCCGCCAACTTCTGGTCTTCCATACAGATTATATTTTTATTTGAAGTCAGACCGTAAGACAGTCCCATCCCTAAGAGCGCTTCTTCAATCCCGTCAACCTTCAAGACGTCTACTTTCATATCTTTCTCCTTTTCAGCGGCGTAAGCCGCCAATCGCGGTGAATAGTTATGACGCTGGCTCCCAGCGCCTTCTTGACCAAACCAATCTTCCTTCAGAACGGCACTCTATCCACGCCGTCACGGAATACCCACTTCGGGCATGACATGCCCCACTTCGTGATGTCGTGGTCGTACTGGTCACAGTGCGGCGTGAGCCCGTTGAACCGGCAGAACGCACATGTCCCGCACGTAGGCGTCTCCTGCACGTAGGGGAAATGCCAGCAATGCCCCTCGTAGGGGCACATAGAGCACTCGCGGGCGCCTTCCTGGAACGCCTTCTCCGGCGGATCGTCACTGCTGATAATCGCCGCGCAGCGCTCCTGAAGGTCAAGGTATGCCTTCCTGTCAAAGTGGGCGCGCTCAATGTAGAGCTCACAGCTATCCTTGCACATAACAACCCATACGCCGCGCTCAAAACCTGAGCACCCCATATAGAGCTGGAGCTGGGCGGCATACACCGGCGACACGGCGGCAATGCCGGAAGCCTTGAACATTTTGAACCGCGTGGCGGACGCGCTCTTAATCTCCAAAATGTGGGGGCGCGTTCCCCTCACGTCATCAATAACGCCGTCACAATGCCCGCGGACAAAGCCCTTAAGCAGTGTAAACTCTTCCTGTTCATCTCGGAGGTGATAGCCAGCGCCTTTCAGCCAGCGCAAAACTTCATGCTCAACGGCACTGCCAAGGCTGAAAATCATCTGCGCGCGGCCGTCTATGGACTTCGGCGTGAAGCCGCGGAACTGATACCATATTTTGCGCCGGCACGGGTCACCGGCAATGCTCATCCCGAGATATGAGCGATTAGGCTGTTCCTTCCTGTACCTGGACGCGGCCTCGTACATAGCCGTTGCCATGGGGTTCTCAATCTCCATTATGACCACCTCACTACGTGATAGTACTTGTCCCGCTTCCGCACCCACAGCTCCGCTGGGAAACTGCCTTTCAGCTCGTCAATCCGCGAAGCCGCTTCTTCCAGAGTGGCGGGCGGGACGGTCTGCGTGATGCCGTTCCATATCTGGCGGGCCTTACTCTGGCCGTAAGCAGATGCCTCGCCCCCAAGGTCAAGGAACTCCGAGAAGGACACGGGCTTCCCGTCCTCAAGCTGGCCGCACATATCCACCCTGAGCATGTGGTTCCCGCTTCTTGACGTGAAGGAAGGATTGAACGCCGGCGTGGCTATCAGCCTGACTTTCTGCACGCTGTTCTCGGCGTCTTTCAGCTCTTCCATGACCGGAACGCGGTCGCAGATACGCTTCTGCTTGGCACCGCAAAACGGACAGACGATAGCCGACTGCGGAATCAGCGCCTCGCATTCCAGGCACTGAATGAGTTCCGGTTCAGCCGGCCCCTTCTTCTCCTGCTGTATACGGCCCCCCGGCTTTGTCCAGCGGACGCGTGGATGAGCAGGATTGCCGTGCTCCCTCCAGTTCCCGGAGAGGTCCAGCAGGAGGCAGTCAGACTTACCGGGCGCCGTCCTGAGCCCGCGCCCTATCATCTGGACGTACAGGGCTGTGCTCTTCGTCGGCCGGCACATGACCATGCAGTCAACACAGACACAATCCCACCCCTCCGTGAGCACCCCCACGTTACAGATAACGTCAAGCTCTCCGTTATCGAACGCGGCCAACGCTTTCTGCCGCTCTTCGTGCGGCATTTTTGAGTGAACAGCCCCCGCGCGGTACCCGGCGGCACGGAAAGCGTCCCTGAGTATCTCGGCGTGCTGAATGGATACAGCGAACACCACCACATGACGGCGGCCTTTACCGTATTTTTTCAGCGCCTCGACGGCGCTTCCGACGTGAACAGCCTGAGACATAGCAGCGGACAGCTCACCCAAATCGTACTCACCCTTGGACGTTTTTACGCCTGAGAGGTCGGGCTCCGTGCACCCGTAGCCCTTGAGCGGAGCCAGAAAGCCTTCATCCTGCAGGTCGTCAATGCCAATTGAATAGGACAGCGTGTCGAACCAGTTCTCTTTGGGCTCGCGGCAATCTTCTCCGTAGATGTAGCCATGCCCCAGGCGGTAAGGCGTAGCCGTCACTCCCAGCATACGCATATCGGGGTAGTACTCGCGCAGCCTGTTGATGAGTACGGCGTACTGGCTCTTTTTGCCCGCCGGCGGCAGGCGGTGGCACTCGTCAACGATAAGGAGCTGCTGTTCCGGCAGCTCGCCAAGGCGGCGTGCCAGCGTCTGCGGAGAGCCAATTACCACCTGCCGGTTGACGTCTACAGATGACGTTACAGAGTGGCAGGCTATGCCTACCTTATCCTCGCCTCCCGGCCATACCTTCAGGAGCTTGTCCGCCGCCTGACGGACGAGCTGTTCACGGTGCGCGAGGATAGCGACATGCAGGCCCCATTTCTCAACAAATAGTCTGGTGATGGCTGAGAACATGATCGTTTTCCCCGCGCCCGTGGCGGCCTGCAGGAGGACGTTTTTATGCGTTCGCATATCGCCTAACACCGCCTGCAGGGCCGCTTCCTGGTATGGCCTGAGCGTTACCACGGCATCCCGGCCGGCGCGGCGCCGCCCTGCGGGGGAACACTGGCGGCACTGGCGGCCGCGGCGGCTGCGGCAACACACGGGGCATAGCGCTTGAAGCTCTGGTACTGGTCGCCGTTATATTCGCGGACGCCAACCCTGATGCGAAGGCGCTTGTTGATGAGCTCGTCTGTGGTGCCGCCGATATTGGGATTGAGCCCGCACGCTTCGCGGATACTCTTCAGGTGCTGTAAAGAAATCTCCGTGCGGGTGGTGTTTCCGCTCCAGAGGTGGAGCGCCTCAAAGATAATCGCGCCCGTGTGCGTGGGCCCAACAACAGAATACCACAGATTAATGTACGTTTCGCCGTCCTTCGTCTGTTTGGGCTCGGCGTTCTTAATCACAATCTCGTAATCGCCGGGGGGGAGAATGGTGCCAGCGCCAACGGTACGGACGTTTGAGAGGTCAAAAGGCATATCCATGATGTAACTCCTTATTACTTGCTGATGATTTTGTTCTTAATTTTTAATATGTTAGGTTCTTCGACGGGAGCCAGCTTGCCGGACCGGTCTTTGGCAAGGCCCGCTGGCTCTGTAGTCTGGAAGACGACATATGAGGTCCCGTTCTCGCCGGTGGCCCTATCCATGTAGAGGACCTCATCGAAGAAAGAGGGGAGGCGCGATTTTACGGCTTTCCCGTCAATGTCTGGGGCGTAGTACCTGCGCTTGAACTCATCCTGTTCCTGTGTCGTCAGGCAGGTAAAAACGACTGAGCACATAGGCATGTCCCGGAACGCTTTCACAAGGTCTGTCATGGTCTGACTGTATTCACCCCACAACTTAAATGTATCGTCTCTCTTGGGGTATTTGCGCTGAAGGCTCTCCACGCAGCGGGCGGCAATCTCGGTAAGACTGTCAATGAACACCCACTTATATTTGCCTTCCGCGAACTCCGGAGAACGGCAATAAAGCAGGGCCTCCTTGAACTCTTCCAGGCTGCGTATCTCGAACCCTTCAACGGCGCCGGACGCTACGAAATCGCGCACACAGAGAAGGCCGCTTTCCGCGGAGAGGACAAGGACCTTTTCCGGTACGGCCGCGTCGTCTTTCTCCCACTTCCCAGACGCTGGATTGAAGCGCTGACCAAGCAGGCACCTGAGCTGGGACGTCTTGCCTATGCCGGACGCCCCAAGGATGAGGGCACAAATCCGGTCCGCGGACTGCGGAGTAATCCTAGTCAGCATCGCCTGCCTCCTCATACACCACGGACGGGGCCCCTTCTGTCACGGTCCGCGCCTCAAGGATAAGGTGCTTCGCCTCGTCCGGAATGTCGCCTGAAGCGAGCCAGTTTTTGAGCTGGCGGGCGTTGATAGGTTCGAACTTGTACGTGAAGGCCTTGGCGAAAAGTTCAGTGCCCATCTTTTTATGCGCTACGGCAAGCGCGTCCTGGTCCCATTTCACATTCTGACGCTTCGTGACTTTCGCCATGATATTGCCGGCCGCAATGTGGCCGGTGGAAGAACCGGGCTTGAACTCTGCCTGCTCGGCAATCTGTTTGTTAATTTCACGGAGTTTCTGCTGCCTGGTCTCAATTTCCATTTTCAGGGAAAAACCTTCCCTGAGAAGATTTTCTATTGTGGACATTTTTTACTCCTTGTTTCGCCCCTACACTCTTGAGAAGTCGATACAGCCGACTACATCACCGCTTCCATTGCGTACCACGGTGCCGGGGAAGATGAGGTCCGTGCGCTCCGGGCACGCCTGTGCTACCATCTTTGACACGATGTAGTACGTGTCCGTCTTCGGTTCGGGAAGGTTGACAATATCCTCCGTGAACCAGCGATAAATCAGGATCCTCCCGTCCACCGCGCCAACTAGTTTCCGCTCTAAGATCACGCGTGCCGGTTCCTTGGCGGCCGGGTACACGCGCAGAGGCTCGGGGTACTCTTCGCCTTCTTCACGGATATAAGGTCTTCCGTCCTGCAGCATGCAGGAGGTGACGCCGTATGTAACCACGTCATGTGGTGTGCAGTTTATGACCATAATATTTCTCCTTTAGCGGCGGGGCTCATAGGCCCCGCCATTTGTCCTGTGCGGGAGGAACCGCATGGGCCCACCTATTTCAGGTGGATAATTTGATGAGTCGGGATACGGTCGCTCATGTGCTTTTTCCCGACATAGAAATAATTGATGGCGCACGCTGGCCCGTAGTCACGCGACACGGCCACCGCTGTGTTATAATCGGAAAGCTTGTTGACATGGCGGGACAGGAAGCGGATAAGGCCACGCCTCGTAAAATTCCTTGCCATGGCAGATTCTGCAAAACCGTCGGGGGTGCCAAAGATGATTACGCGATACATATTTTTTTCTCCTTGAGGGGGCCGGGCAATCTCTTCTCGTTACTGCTCCGGCCCCCAGTTCCCTAACGCGGCTTTCGGCGTACCGCGCCCCGCTCCGGCCAATCCGGGGCGGGAAATTTAATCTGTCGCGGCAATGAAGAGCATGCCGCTAGTGACCATCACGCACGCCACCCACGCCACGGCGGCAATCGTGGTGGTGATTATCTCAATGATGCGCTCGCGGCGGGTCCTCTTGGCGCGCTGAGCCATCTGCCATGCAAAGGCCCTGCGGCCCTCGCGGACTGTCCTGCTCTCGATAGCGGAGAGCAGGGCGGAAGCATCGTGAAAACGGTCATATGCGGTGTACATTTTATGCCTCCTTATCCCGTCTTCGTGTCCCTCGTTCTTCGTACCTTACTGACAAGGCAGTGTGCGGCTATGCCGACTTACCTTATGTTTCTGGCCGTCCCTGCCGGACAGACGGGGCCTTTGGTGGGTAGAGCCTCTGCTTACTCGGCACCTCGGAAGGTTCCTTTCTGCGGCTCTTTCTCCCCGCCGGCAAAGACAGAATCTCACTTATGAGACAATGTGTCAACTTGTTTTTCTCAAAATAGAGACAAAAAAAATAAAAAAAGTCCGCCTAAAAAGACGGACTTCAAAAAATGGCTCAAAAACCTGCTAGTTATACACGCAAGGCACGGCTACGATATTTGGCTTCCCCGTTGTCGCGGAAACGCGCTGCGCCGTCACCCCACAAATGCCACTGGGGTAAAGCGTGATGACATCCAGCCCGTACTCGTCAGTGAAAACGATATGATCTTCTCCCCGCTCAGACGTGATTACTACTCCGTGGTACTCGATGCCGTTCCAGGCTACACGTGCGGAACGCCCGTCCGTAACAACACTGACTTTTATTGTGCCGAAACTGTCTGTAGGCTTTTGCTCTAATAGGTCCCCGTACAGACTTACCCCGGGAAGCTGTTTAGACAAATGCAGCGTTATTTGTATGGGTTGCTGCGCGCTGGCAGGCGCGCAAAACAAAAATAACACAGCGAACAGGAACAGTAATCCCCTTACCATTATTATACCCTCCAGCTAAAGAACCCGCCCGAACCACCTAACGCGGCCAAAAACACGGAAAGAATCTAGCTCATCACCCTGTAGATCTATAGGGGAGTAGCTTCTGTTCTCCGAATGGAGACGCCATCCGGTGGGAAGCCGAAAAAGCCGCTTCACCATCAGCGCCCCTGATACTCCCAAAAGGTAAATCAATCCGTCCTGCGGATCCTTGTCCCCCTGGTCAACCAAAATGAAATCGCCATCCCTGATGAGCGGCTCCATACTGTCGCCGCGCACTAGTAGCATGGCACACTTCTTGGGGTGGATGCCGTTTTTCCTAAAAAAGTCGTCACGGAAAGCGTAGTAGCCATCTATATGATCGTCCGTCTCCAGACTTTCGCCGGCCCCTGCTACCGCCCTGACACGCGGCACAAGCTCAAATTGTTTCATCTCCTCCCCGGGAGACACAAAGGAAATATGCAGTCTGTCAAGCCACTCACAAAGGACTTCCGGGCTTGGCAGGGCTGGGTTGTCATCATCCATAGCCCTATAAAATGTGGCTTTCTTAGCTCCTAAAAAGCGCAAAAGTTCAGACTTTCCGCCGGCTATATCAGCCGCACGGCGCAGACAGGCAACAATTTGGTCGTAGGTTTTCATAGATACTCCTTACCTTTTTTGTCTCATAAGTGAAACAGATGTTCAT